TGACTTTCCTTTGAATTGTGGAGCATCTGATTTTTTAAAATCTTTTACATAGTCACCAGCGTCAGCATCTTTAGGTAGTTTTTCTGATAATTCATTTTGTTCAGGGAAAACAGTTAGGTCTAATTTATCATTTAATATTTTTAACATTTTTCTTTGAGGAATACTTGTATTAAATTCTAATTTAAATTCATCACCAGTTGATTTAACTTTTGCTCTAATTCTCTTACTATCTAATTCACTTTGAATTTCATCTGCAAGTGAACCAGGTCGGTCTGCTATTATTTGTCCAACTTCACCTTTGGCAAATTCAATTTCATATCTGGCTTCTCTGACTTGTCCTAACATTTCTTTTGCAGTTGTTCTTTTTTCCACTTCTTCACCTCTGACTTGTTTTGCTAAATCTTTATCTGCCTTACCCCATGTACCAGATGATTTTGTAATAAACGAATTCACTCTTGCAAAAGCCCATTGTTGTGGTGTCGTGCCAGGTCTATGTCCTGTTTTCCAAGCAGCCATACCTCTATCATATACTTTTTTGAGTATCGAATATGGCATCCCTGACTTCTCAGCTTTCTTGACTAATCCTTCAATTTTTTCGTTTAATGTATCCATTGTAGTATTTATCCTTTCATTAAGTCTGTCACAGTTTTTCCTTTCTCCCAAAACTTACAAGACCAGTATCCTGCCGTGGTTTTATCTTTCTTCTGGTCACAATTATGTCTTGCTCTGAATGCTTTCAGTCTTTCTGGGCTATCTCTTTTGATATCCATATTAGGGTCACCAAACTCTACTTTGATTACATTACCCTTATCATTTCTCACATATACTTTAAATTTTTTGATATCACCTTTTGTTGGATTATTTAGTTTGACTTTTCTTCCTTGATACTCAGCATCTTCATCTATTTCACCCCACTCGTTAATATTTTCTTTTACCTTTTCGCCTGGTGTTAACTTCCTTAAATACTCATCATACTCTGGTGTTCCCATTAGATAATATTCTCTTAAAGACTTTCCATAGTCTTCTTTGTTCATGTGTTCAAACATTTTTGTTCCTAACATCTGACCAGCTATATGGTCTGATAGAAAATGAAATCCAGCTTTTACTCTACCCATACCAACTTCTTTTGCAGCTTCTATAAGACCATCTCTATGTTCTGGTAACTTTTGTGCCACATATAAAGCGATAATCATAGACTGTGTTGAATGTCCACTAGGATATGACCTAGTTTTATTTGTTTTACTTCCTAATACATCTAGATTACCATCTATCTCAAAAGGTCTACTTCTATTAAACTTGTTCTTAAAATGTCTAATTGTTGGTATTGCCTGTTGTACAATATCTCTTAATTCATNNTCATGAAATTTTACACCAATCTTCTTCATGTATTCTTTGATTGAATAGAAAGAATCTTCATCATTGTTTGCAACACTGTCCTCATCTTTATCTGTTCTTGTAGATATAAGTTTTCTAATTGTTGACATCTCTTTCGCATCATCTTTTGGATAATCTGGTATTTGAATAAAATCTTTTAAATCTTTTGGATAGAATTTGAATTCTTCATTTACTTCATATTTTTCAGATTTTTTCTTTGTACCATCTGCTCTTTTGATTAATCCTTTTGCTTTTAGATGTGCAATATCTGTAAATCCTGCTTTACCAGATTTATATCTTTTCATTGCATCCTCTGTATCAGGTGCCTTCTCATACATAAACTCTGTAAACTCTCTCATTCTTTTAGTTTTCTTTTTCATCTTCTCAATGTATGTACGATAGATTCCTGCTTCAGCAGTCTTACCCATTTCTTTTGCTCTCTGTTCCATTGCAACTGCAGCTTGTATCTTGTGTGCATGTGTTCTATCAGACCTTTCAATCTTTGCAACACTTGACTTTGCAGTTTCTACATCTTTAAATCCTAATCCTTGAATTGTACCCTCTGGGTTTTCATCTGTATATAAGTCTGAATGTTTATCACTTCCAGCAGGTTGTCCTTTCTTTCTAGGAATTCTAGGATTGTCTTCTTCTTTTGGAACACAATTAGGAACCATCCTGTTTCCTTTTTTCTTCATGCCGACTTTTTTATGAGTATCCCAACATCCATCATCTTCACCAAACATCTGTTTAAACTTCTTAGTGTGTTTAGATGGTTTTGTTGTTGCTCTAGCATCGCCAGGAGCAGGTTTATAAGCTGCATCTGAATCAGTATCTTTTTTACCATATTTTGCAAAGTGTCTTGCTCTAGATTTTTTTGTAGATTTTGCCATGGCATCACCCTCAGTATCCTTTGCATAATACTTAGCAGGTTGTGTACCCTCTCTATCTTTAATATCTTTATCTTGTTTAACTTCTGTGATATCTATGTCATGTAACCATACTTTGTGAGATTTATAATTCTCATCTATAGCAGTTACATAGTTTGTACCTCTACGAATAATTTCCCATGTTGGATATGTATCATCTTTTTTACCTTTGACTTTGATTAAGTCACCGACATTCCAAATCTGCTCTGAAAGATATAAATCTCTTAGAGTATCTAAATCAGATAAATTCAATTCTTCTCTGATACCCATAGACTTACGAACATCAAAGTATAATTTTTTTGCCTGTGCATCATTAAGTGGTGTTCCTAATTTGAATGAATCAAAATCACTATCGACTGCAGCTGCTCTCATTTTAGATGCAGACATTCCCTCTACACCCTCAGCATCTGGGTCTCTTTCTCCAGCACTTAATACTTTTACTGTTTTATATTCATAGAATCCATGTCTTGCTTTAACACCATTGTATTCGTTAATTATTCTTTTAAATTCTGCCACTCTATCAGAACCTACAACCATAATAAGATTTTCATAACTGTTTAGTTCCACTAGTATTTCAAAAATGTTTCTAGACTTTGATACTATAATATTTTTTTTATGTTTAGGAAATGACTTTTTCATATATGCAATTTTCTTTGCATATTGAAGTGGGTCTGTTTTTGGGTCTTGTTTATGAGATACAAAGATTTTATAGTCACTAGGATTTGCTTTCTTTACAGCATCACATAGTTTTTCATGACCAGTCGTTGGTGGATTAAATCTACCAAAAGTAAATGATACTGTTCCTGTTGCTTCTTGTAAATCTATAAATTTTTTCATTTGTATTTTTTAGACCCTAGTTTAGTTCCTTTTGCTTTCATCGCTGGTGTTGTCATTTGACTTTCAACATCAGCCATAACTCCAACAAAGTATTTTAAATTACTTTCTATTTTATTTTGCATAGTTCTATATGAACCATATCTAAAAAACTTGGCATCTTTTTTAGCATCCTTTTCTAATGTTCTTGCCTCTTTAGCTAATTCTAAAAGTTTTCTTGTTATCATATTTGTTATAGTTTCTAAATCATATGTTCCCATACCAGATATGTTTATAGCTGGGTTTTCATATGTTTTAATATCTTTGATACCTTTAGGTTCATAGATTCCACCAAATTCATTTGTTACTTTTTCTTGTAAATGTTCTTTAAACTTTTTCATTCTACTTATCCCATGCTTTGATAGCAGTAAAGTTATTAAAACTAAACTCCATTCTATCTACTAATTTTACAGCATTACCTGATACCCTATCTATTGCAACATACCCCTCTGGGTTTGATACTTTAAATCCATTACTTGTTTTAATAAATGTTCCAATACTTCTAACACGATTTAGTTTTTTAACTATTAACATTTTAGCATTAACAATCGCATTTTGAAATGTAATTATCTGTGTTAAGTTTTTAACATGTTTCATTACTTCTCTTTTATATTCTTTTTGTAAGTTTTTATACTTATCTTTTCCTTTAGGGCTTTTTGACTTATTAATCATATCTTGTAGTTTTAATTCTACATGTTTAACATAACCCATAGCATGTGCCTTAGGATTTGATATTGGTTTACCTTGTCGAACACTAACATTATTATATGTCTTTAATCCTGCTGACACTATTGCACCCGTAAAACTATTTTGTAAATTTAAAAACTTAGTTAACATAGGTGAATTAATTGTTTGAAATGTTTTGCCAGCAATAGATAACTGTGCAGTAATAGCATCTGTTTCTGATTGTGTCATTGTTGCACTACCAGATACATCTTTAAATGTTGCATCATCCATCCATACACTAGGTACATTTTTAAGACCTGATATGTTTACTCCAAAAGAAGCTTTCATACTTTGTAAATCACCACCTGTATATGTTGTATGCCATACCACACCAATCTTTGCTTTTTTAATCTGTCTTCCTAAATCTGAATCAACAGGCACTACATAAACAATCGTGTTTGGTTGAAATGTATAAACCTTTTCTCCATCTATAGTATCTGTAGATACATCATTTGTAAACATTAAGTCACCTTGTAAAACTCCTTTGATACCCAATTTTGAAAACTCTGATAAAGCAACTTTAAGTTTTGCATTTAAATCACCAGATGTATATTTGTCTACATCTGCATTTGTTTTATAGAGTTGTGGTTCTACATTAAAGACTGATTTCTTTCCTACAAAAAACTTACCATCTTCTGGGTCTACTCCAGCAAAGACAGCAGGAGCACCATCCCACTTAACTGTCATGTTAATAGATGAACGACTTGCACCAGCAAACATATCTCTTAGTGACTGTATAAAGTTTATAGATGCACGACCACCTGTGATACCATAGTTAAGTATCTCATCTTCTATATGTTCTAGATGAAGATTCTTTCCACCTTTATCTTCATATAACATTTGTTCTGCTAGATTGTTCATTGTTGTAATTTTATTCCTGGCGATGTTATGTATAGTGCTTTACCAGACCACCCACCAGCAGTTCTAGTTCTTGTTGTTATTGGTATGTCAACACTATAATTACCGACTTTAAATCTTAAAGTCATATTAAAAGATTGTTGACCATCTTTATAATTAAATTTAATGCCTGATAAATCCATAGGACTATCATTTAATAAAAATTCTTTCATATCTTCATTACTTGATACATCTTTTATTGCTGAACCCTTTTCGCTACCTACTAATAGTTTATATGGACAAGGTGTTGATTCAACATCATCATATGTGTAGTATCCAATAGTCTTTAAAAAGTAATTCATGTTCATTGGTTTTTGTAACCACTTACCTAATTTTTTTATAAAATTATTTCTGTATGGAAAATAAAAATCTTTACCATAAAATTGTAGTTTGTCTTTTTGAAACTCTTTTGCTAACATGGCAAAAGCTCTTTTAGATGAAGATTCAGATGGTTTTTCTCTAGTGATGTCAAATCCTCTTAATGCTTTAACAGCATTTTTGCCTTTTACAGTTGAAGCTGCTTCATTCCAAGAATCATCTAAGTATTTTAAAACCTCTTTTACTTCTCTACTAGACCCTAACTTTTCAAAGAATGCTTTTACATTTGTGTTTATTTTTGGTGTTACATCTTTACCAGAGGCAATCTTATTTGAATAACCCACATAATTACCACGACCTATATGTATAATTACATCAGATGGATTTTTACCACCGATACCTGCTGGTTTGCCTCTAGGTGTCCAATAAAGTTTATCCCATTTTTTTAAATCTTTTTTAACTGCAAGAGAATTTTGGTAACCAATATTAATATCTCTAATTGCTGATTCATCTTTATCTAATAGTTCAATCAATGTTTCATATGAAACCTCTTGTTCTTCACCTGTAAATATTTTTGTTCCACCAGATAATTTAGCAACATCTGCCATAAATTTTTCAGCGTTTGTAAACTTAGTGTGTTGTAAAAAATAAACTGTCAAAAATTCATTTACATTTGATGACGCTGTAGAATCTTTTCTTTGTTTCATACCATAGTGTGATTTAACAAACTTCTTAGGTACTTTAATGTAAAAACTTGTTTCTATCTCAGCACTTTTTGTTTTGGCAACTATTTGAAATTCAAACTTACCTTTTGCATCAAGTAATAAAGTTCCCTTTCCTTTTTCTACTGACTTAAAAAGTAACTCCACATATTTTATTTTCTTTGGTAAATCTTCTTTAACTATTTTTTCTATAGATGCATCTAATGTGTAATATGGATTAAAGTTACCTTTCTGTTGATAATGAGGTGATATAGTCAACTCTCTCAAATAGTTTTGAGCTTGTTCTACTATTGCTATCTTTTGAGTACGAGCAGGTCTTAACTGCTCTATAGAGCGTCTAAATGACATTCAATTTCTCCATTTAAATATAGTTTATGTATCTATTTATCAAACTTTTAACTTAGAGAATTTGTCGTATTTGTCTTCTGCCTCTGATTTAGGGCCTTGTCCTTTACCGAAT